TTCCATTTTTCTATCTTCAGGCATCACTTCATCAATGTCATTCATCATAGCATCTAGCATAGCTCTTTCTTCAGATTCATCTGGCATTACTTCTACTTCTAGTTTATCAACCATAATTTTTCTTCCACCTACTTCACCACCTTCTGCATAAGTATTTGTAAATTGTGCACCTGGTAAAAATCTAAACTCAGGATCATTTAATCTTGCACGTCTAACTACATCTGAAAAATCTATACCTTCACCTCTGTCAATATCTGAAATATCTATTTCATCATCTTCATCTTGTTCTTTTGCAGCTAATAAACCACCAAGACCCGACACTCCAGCAATACTTGCAAGTTTACCTAGTTTTGTAAAACCTCCTGTTCCAGAAACTAGACCAGCTTTATTAAGTAAACTACCTAAACCACTGAATTTTCCTTTTGCCATAAAAGGATTAAAACTACCTTTACCAAAAAAACTACCTATACTACCCGCTCCACCTAATCCTCCTAAAAGAGCAGCACCTAAACCTATTTTACCAATAGGACTTTTAACAACTTTCTTTACAGCCTTCTTTGCTTTTTTAAAAACTTTCTTAAAGAAATATGACTTGATCCCTGTTCCATTAACATCTTCCCCTGCTCCACCTAATGATTTTAAAAGTGCAGCTTCTTCTGGATTAATATATGCTAAAGACTCTCCTGGAGGAGCCATTTTTTTAGCATCCTCTAAAGTAATAATTCCACCTTTATCGTAGAGTTGTCTATTCATATCTAATCTTGAAATTGCCATAGTTTATCTATCTTATTTGGTTTTTCCAAAAATATCAAGGCTTGGCATAAGAACTTTTATATCTCTTCGAATGTCTTCTTCAGGTATGCCTTTAGATTTCCATTCGTTATCATCCTTATATTCTTCGCCTGTTTTAAGGTTAGTTATTTTTTCTATTATTTTTTCTGGTTTTATGACTTGCATTTTCCTCCTAAGTTCTGTCAAATTCTAGTATTGATACTGTGCCTTCAAATATATTACCAGAAGCTGATTGTAATTGTAGTTTGTCACTTTCTTCTAATATAATTGTACCGTCAGATATAGACTTTGAATTACCTGCATTAACAGTATGCTCTGCAAATTGATAAGCTCTACCTGCAGAGGTATCATATATAAAAGCTTTTATTTCCGTGTTCCCTGCTCCAACATTAGCTACATGTATGTTTTGTATAATTGCTCTAGACTCAGAGGGTACAGTATAAATATCTGTAGCATCAGTTGTAGTTAAATCAAAGTTTGCGTTTTTATATCTATTAGCCATTATGTTGTACTTCCACTGCTCATGAACCAAGTAAATCTTTGCGATTCATCTCTTAAATCTTGTTGAAACGTAGAGTTTAATTTTTCAATCAATCCGTCTAAATCTCTAATTAAAGAATCAGCATCTTGCTGTCTATATTCTTTACTAGGTCGGGTAAATACTACTGTTACTTTAGCCATTACAAACCGTAACCAAAACCTTGTCGTCCACCAGAGTCATAAGAATATCCACCAGTTTGTCCTTTGCTTCTGTCTCCTTGATCATCTCTAGTTCCTCCTCCACTAGGAGCAGTTGGTCTTCTACCTCTTCTTTGTGATTCAAGAGCTTGAGCTTGTTTAGCTCTTGCATCTTCTAAGGCTTTTGCTTCTCTAGCTTTTAATGCTTGTAAATCTTTTACTCTTTGTTTAAGAACTTCTGATTCTTGTCGTTTTTTATCTTTTCTCTGTTTAGCTAAAGTTTTTTGTATTCTTGATATTCTTTTATCAATAGCTCCACCTAATCCATAATTAACATCTCCCCCAAACAGGCCACCTGATACAGGATTATATCCTGCCATTAAACCACTTTGAATTGTCCCATCTTTAATATTGCCATAAAAATCTTCTAAAGTTTTTTGTCTATAATCTCTTTCAGGTAACAAAGATGTAATCCCTCTCAATAATGATCCCGTAATAGATTTTTCTCCAAAAGGTAAAAATTGAGTAATATTTTTAAAAGCATTTTTATTTTTATTAACTAGACTTGCATCAGGATTACCTCTTGATAAAATTAAATTGTCAATAATTCCTCTATTGGGATTATTTAAAAATTGAGGATTAGTTATTCGGCTTTTTAAACTTGTTGGGGCATCTATAAAATTAAATCCTGGTATTTCTTCAGAGTCTTCAAATCTATTATCCGCAAATCTTTCTAAATTTTGTAATCTATTTGGCATGTTATCAGGGTTCATTATCAGGTCTTGATAAGGCTCAGTAGTATTAATATTTCTATTACTTAAATCAACTTCAGAAGCAGCGGCTTGACTCATTTTAAAAGGATTACTAATATTAGATATTCTTTCTGCTAAAGGAGCAGATGCACCTATGAATCTTTCATATGCACTTGATAAAGGATTTTCTGCATCAATAGCCCGACCTATGTCGGATAAGCTGGGACCTCTTGGAATTTCTGTATCATCAACAATACCTCTATAAGGACCTGTACCTATATTAGATTGATCTACAGCTCTTCCAATACCCTGAAAAGTATCATATGGTAAACTTAAAGTAGCTGCAGCAGCTGGTGAAATTAAATCTTTTAAAAAACCACCAGGTAAATTTCTAGCTAAATCTGCAGTTGCATCAATATTATAAGATCTTTGATTTGGAGCATTAGATCTTATGTTTAAAAAATTTCCTCGAGGAAATAAAAAATCAGTTATTGCCATTATCGTCTTCCATCAGGTTGTGTGTCTAATCTAAAAGTACCTAGCTTCCAGCTTTGATTAGCCGCTGTATTAGCTACCTTTAAAGATATAGCTCGTGCTCTTGCACGAGTGTCTACCTTATCAGTAGAACTTGTAATTGTAAAGGGTCCAAGTGGTGAGCTTGCTTGAGTGCTATTAGGATAATTTCTTAATTGTAAAGTCACTTGTGTGTTACCTGTTTGAGATAAAAAGTCAGGTATAAATCTTCTAATTTTCATAATGTATTCACCATCTCCTTGAAAGTCAGCAATACCCGTCATTTGACTACCAACAACTCTTTGTGTAATATCAAAGTCTCCTGATTCAATGTTAGATGTAATTGCATTTATACCTGTTGCTAGGGCTTCATCGGTTCCTTTTTCATGTTCAAAGTATATTGTGCTTCCTTCAGTATTACCAACAACATCAAATGATGCATCGTCATCTGCATTAAAATATGTTGCGTGAGGTAAACCAAACACAGAAGAGTCTTGCCATGATCCACGGGCCAACGTCCCTGTTGTCCAAACAGGTCTATTAGGACGTGAGTCAAGATAATTATAAGTTACACATCTATTAACTACTGTTGAACTTTCTGTGCAATAGAACCAAGTAATTTCACCAAACAAATTATTTAATCCTGCATTAATTAATTGATTAGCAGTTGTGTTTAAATCATCAAAAACAAAGTCTTCTACTAAACATGTCATAGTCTCAAGGTTACCAGAATATTTAAAGAAACCATTTTCTGACATCCAATATGCAGCACCATCAACTTCTAATGCAGCATTCTGTCCAATCAAACCACAGTTCGTTCCTACTTGTTGGAAACCAAAAGTAAATGGTTGACCAATAAATCTCATGGTAAACAAAGACGTATCCGTCCAAACATAGATCGCATCTCTACCTCTAACTGCACCTACAATTTTAGATCCATCCGCAAGTCTTTGTGTTCCTGCTGTGTTGACCGCTGTTGGTTGATAGGTATTGATATCTTCTTGGTTAGAAAATCTAATAAACATTTCATCTTGAGTTGTTGGATCACCAATAGTTAATTCTGTTCCAAAGAACACTAAGTGTCTATCAGGTGTTGATACTAACATATCACGTGATGCTGTCGGTGCACCTGCAATAATAGTTGCTCTATTTGTTACAGCGTTTGTTGCATTAGAGTCCCATTCAAAACATTGTGCGTTATGAATTAGTGCAATTACTTTATCTCCAAAGTTATCAATAGACCATAAACCAGGATCAACAACTAAGTCACCAGATGCAGCCTCACCCCAAGCAATATAGTCTGAACTATTGATTACTGTTGCGCCATTTGAATGTGTTGCAGCTGTTGTGTTTCTAACTCCTCTTGTAACACCTGTTAAAGTATTACCTGATATACCTGTGTATGAAATCTCTTCTGACCCTATCTGTACAAAGTTTGTACCTGAAGTTGGAAACAAAGATGCATCTGTTAATACAACAGTTGTAGTCACGGCATTTATACCACCATTTAAAGTAGTAGTTGCTTCTCCTGTTACAGTTCCACCCCATGCAGCTAATCCCCAACCAAAGCCAGGTAATTGTTCTGCAGGTCCTACTGGATAATAATGCCTAACCCTGATACCACCAGATGTTGTAGCGCCTGAACCAGTTTCTGCTGATGGCATTGTGATAGTTAAAGTGGTTGCTGTTGGCACAGATGTTACCATAAATTTTTTATCATCAAAGTCTGACGCTGAGTAATTAGAGTTTGTGATTGTTGTAAAATTATCTAAAAGAATAATATCATTTTCTTGAATTCCGTGGTCCGTGCTAAATGTTATAGTAACTGTTGTTGAACCATTCGTGGTACTAAAAGCGTTTGTTAAAGTTGTTGTAGTTTTAATAGGGTGAATGTCATAAAATATACCACCAGTATATGCGTATAAGATTCTGTTTGTGCCTATGATTGCAAATTTGTTACCAGATTTATTTACTAAATGATGTAAAGCCCTTGCAGCTCCTGTAAGTTTGGACTCACCTAACTGTGACCAGCCACCTATCTTCTCAGGTGTGCCGTATCTAAAACGTACATTATCCCCATCAACCCATTGTCCTTCGGCCGTGGTTTCTGTAATTTGTTTATTGAATCCAGGTTGGAATCCTATTTTTTGTAGCATATGGCTCCATTATAATACTATTTTACACCTGAGGGTAGACCTAACTTAGCTCTACCATCAAACTTGTTTTT